TTACCTTGCCGGATCACATTATTGTTTCTCATGTCGGCGATTCACCATGCTTTTCGTTTTCAAAGCGCGACATGACGATGATGACAAATTGCACCGTAATCCATGATCCGCTGAATCCGAATGAAGTCGAGAGAATTAAGGAGGCAGGTGGTCGCATTTCTTGTGCGTTCGATGGTTCTCCTCGAGTCGATGGGCCCCATCTTGGGATGACTCGAGCGTTTGGACACAAAGCTTTCAAGCATGTGATCGTCGCGGATCCTGATGTGAAAATCTGGAAAAGGGAAAAAGATACGATGCTTGTCCTTTGCTCCGACAGCTTTACAGAGAAGATTGTTACTTCTCGCGACGATGTTACTGGAAAAACAGTTTCTCGAATTCGCAATATGTTGAGCTCAGCCGATATTTTGCACCAGGTGAGCGTTGAGCTTGAAACGCAAGCTTTTGATCTTGACAAAACGGTCGAGGCCCTTGTTCAGCACCAAGTGAACAAATTCGAGTACAATGGTCGATTTTGCGGTGACAATACGACCATGTTGATTGTGGATTTGTCATTTTAGCGAAAATAGTGCACACCACTAAGCTTTGATTATGTAAACCATGTAGTATATAGTTACGACCAGACACCCGTTCCTTTTGTTTTATTATAATTAGACCAGTTCTTCCAAAGTATCTGCAAATTCATTAGCTAGTTTTAACTTTTCAAGAATCGTCAATTTTCTAGATTTTGAGCCGATCCATCGTTTTAGCTGCTTTGGATGTCCTTCAACTTGGAAGAATTCGCGCATTTTCCCGTTTCCAAGATTCTCAGAGTAGTAAACAACATATTTTTTCAACATTTCTTGAGTGATACTCGGAGGCAAAGGTCTTGCAGAGATCTTTCGACGACGTTTCGTCCCTTCCAAAGACCCTTTCCTATTTTTCAATTGATCTTCTTTGTTCACGATTCGAAGATTGGATAGTCGATTGTTCAAACGATCCCGGTCAATGTGATCAATGCTGTAATGATGACGTTTCCCGTTTCCATAATATCCCATGATAACTTGATGAATTGAAATACGTTTCGGGAAAGTAGGAGATGACGTAAATGCTTGAACATAACCGCGATGATTCAAAAAGAAAGAAAGTGGTTCGGGAAATGCTTGTATCTTCGCCCAAGATTCTGCACAAAGCAGAACTCGATGCTGTGTAGTTTCATTTGAGGTGCGTTTTACGAATATATCGTATGAGGACATTCATGTATTGGCGACATGATATGAAAATTTTGGTAGGTAATGGAGGTACATAGATCATTTTTTTTCCAATTTTTGTTTGTCCCCTTTTTACTTACGCTGGGTCAGAGTGACATTTACACAATGATCATCTCCTAGTACACGCATTTCTACATTATAAGGTTTCGCTTTAAGGGACGCATCGATCGCATCATCGACATTATTGACAACGACACAGCATCCAGGTTTATGAATCTCTACTACAATATCAAAACAAGATTTTCCCATTCGTTCTCGAGTAGATTTTGATGTCAAGCGTCGATCTTCTGTCTCCTTTCCATTCAAAATGACTGAATGAATATCACCCAGTAGTTTCACGAGAACAGGTGAATTGACGACATCTGTCAATGTTGTTCCATGGGCTGTTGCAATCAACTGTACTCCTCTTTGAGTCACATCACGCACCGCACTTACCTCTTGAGACGATCCAATCTCGTCAATCACCAATGTTTCCGGGTTATGATTTTGTACGGCTTCTAACATGACCATGTGCTGATGCGATCGAACAGGAACCATCATTCGTCGACTTTCACCAATCGCAGAGTGAGGAACATCTCCGTCACCGGCAATTTCGTTGCTGGTATCAACAATTTCGACTCGTTTTGTGAGACTGAGATATTTTGCACAATCGCGAATCAATGTCGTTTTCCCAGATCCTGGTTTTCCAAGCAACAAGATCGATTTCCCAAGATCTAACTCTTTTTTAAGAAGGACATGAAGACCGTCGATAGAGCGGCCAATTCGAATCGTCAATCCAATAATTGACCCAGAACGGTTCAATTTTCGAGAAATGCGATGTAAGGTACCGCTAATTCCAGCACGGTTGTCCGATTGGGAAAATTCTCCGACATGACTACTGATCTGTTGTAAAAGTGTATCATCCACGACCGTTTCGGAGAAAATCGTCTTATGAAGAGATTTGGAGTTCTCAAAGGTCGATAAATAGTATGGACGGCGTCCCAAATCGAAAACAAACTCCACTACAGAAGACCAGGAGTTCTGGGCATGTTTCTGAAGAACATTCTCGGGAATTGCAAGGAAAAGAGGATCCAAATCTTCACAAGGAATTGCAAAGGGACCTGGTTTTGCACCTTCAATCAGTGCTTCCAAGTAAGTCATTGAAGTCGTAGCTTGGGCCACAGCTACCGCTACCGCATCGTTCGGAATGGTTGACGACGGTTTTGGCCCCATAACCTTTGCGCTATTCTTCTTCACATTTTCTTTTTTCTTTGCCGATTTGACTACTACTATCTGGTTATCCAGTAGCAAACCAATATCTTTTTCACCAATAAACGACGTGGGTGACGTCTTTTTCTCCATTGTATCTTAATTCTATCCCAAGTGTATGCGTTCCTTTAAATTGTGAAGCAGGTACATTGGCCGTATCGATCATAATATCATTTTTTTTTCGATAGGTAAGAATAAAATGAAATTTTCAAAAAAACAACATTTTCACGGAGGAAACGGGAAAACCCTAAACAACGCTGATAGTATGAAACTTCTTGTCGGTATTGGTATTCCAGCTGCCATCGTAGCCAATGCCATTCGTAAAAACGGTTTTCATCCCTTGAAAGTCGCCAATTATATCTTTAATCGCGTTGAAACTGGCAACTTACCTGAAAGTGGATTGAAATACCATATTCAGTCAGCAACGTATAAATCTTATGAATCTATCATGTCAACTGCATTGAGTGTCGCAAACAAGAAAGTTAAACAGGGCTATGAAATCATTGATATTCAAATCGATTCCTATCAAAGTCTGCAAACTCATTTGACGAATACGCTCCTTTCGGACGATTCTAAGGAAAGAGGATTCTTCGCGTCTTTTGTCAATTACATGACGAGTTTAGAGACTACGACTTCTATTATTCTCTACCGCAAAGCTTCATCCTTATCGCAACAGAGAGTATCAGCGCTTTACATTGCATCTACGGTTCGATACCATTTTCCTCTTGCCGAATCACTTCTTTCTGCCTTGCCCAGGTACATGGATGATTCTGCAAATGTCATCTCTTTCAACTTTGATACTTTTAAGCGACAAAAAATAGAATACACTTACTTTTGCCTCTTTTACTATTCAGAGAAAGATTCGTCATTGAATGCGGTAAACAGCTTGACAACGATTCGGATGACGGACTTGACGACGTATTTGAAAAACTCATTTTCATTGGAAACAACGCTGAATGTCGTCGCAAAAACAAACATTCACCACAACAAAAAACGTAGTAAATTTCAATGTCTCACAATGACCTACAAGTATGAAACCTATGAAACCATCGTCAAAGACTTGATTTCTCAAGCAACTCAATTATCAAGAAAAATCATTAGTATTCAATTGGATACGTTCACTCCGCAACGAGGATATTTCGATTTCGCACATCAATGGAGCATAACAGTTGGTATCATTATTTATGACGATTCGATCGCATTGAAAAGTACTATTCATTACGATATCGAAACAGCTCGGTTTTTGTACCATTCCAGTATGTACCACAATATGGATCCCCATTTTGTAGATATTAGCGAGTCCAATCGACTTTTACTGAACTTCGACAGTTTCAAACCCCTCTTCTCTATCTCCAATCGCAATGACGTCACTTATGCTACAGTGTTTCGAATCCAAGAAGAAGACGAACCTCCTTCTGACAAGGCTCCGGAAGAAAAGGCGATGACGACGCCTCGAAAAGAGAAGCAGGGGAAAACACGTAAAGCCAAGAAAGGAGACAGCAGCAGCACCAGTTTAAAAAATGATTAAAAATATATAAACACGAAACACTGATTTAGAAGTCATACATAATAGAAGTTAGAAAGGCAACGTCGTTATCATCAAATGTTCCACATAGAAGCAAGGAAGGACATAGACTATTCGACATTTAAACGATGCTTGAAATTTTTGAAAGAAAAGTCGCCTCAAGTAAGTGTACCTCCCCTATTGAAATTTGACGGGATTCGAGAAGAGGTCCCTTCTGCATATGTAGAAATGGTTGTAAATAAATACCGATCCAAGAAAACAAAGATCCAGATCAAAGGAAACGATGCAATCAGGCGATTTCTGTTGACGAAGAATATAGATATCAGTGATAAGAACACAAAATGTATCGAAACGTGTCAACAACATTGGTGTGATTCATTTTACGATTTCAAAGTGGTTATTGACACAGTTGAAAACAGACGAGTTCCAAACGCTCAAAATATGCAAATTCAAAGTACACTGCTCAAAAAATTCATTTCATTTGTCATTCCATCACATATTCAAGATATACAGCTCCGTATATTATGTTCGTCAAAATCGTTTCTTCAAGGGGACAATCCAGGAGCAGTGACCTCTGAACCGGAAAGATATGAAATCGCAGTGTGTGCTTTCTACTCTCGGTCCTCGATTTCTTGGCAAAGTATTCTTGAAACAACTGTGAAAAAAGTACAAACACTCATTTTCAATGCCCCAATGGCCTTGCCAGCTCCAATGAAAAGCGAATTTGTGTCAAAATACAATCAACTCATTGGTTCACCTTTTCAATACATGGTGTTTATCGGTCCTAGTGTCGTTACATTCAATTACTCACATTTAAATGACGGTCCTGAAAGTGTATGGAGCGATGCGCCAGAACGACTTTTCACAGTGACAACCAAAACCGATGGTTTGCGTGTACTTGCAGCCATTTTTGATCGGAAAATGGTTTTTTTCAACAAAAATGGAGATGTCATCAATACAGGAATCGTTTTCGAAGACGATAGTTGGAACGATTCATTGATGGATGGAGAGTGGGTCTCTGCATACAAATCAAGCAACGAACCGATTTTCCATTTTGTCATTTTCGATGTCTACTTTTACCAAAACAAGGATTGTCGCCTCAGCACTTTGTCGGATCGTTTGAATCACGTATCGCAAATTCCTCATTTTGAATTAGAAAACAGTTGTCTTTACCCGGAAATTGAAATCAAATTGAAGAAATTCATTTTTCCACATGTCACAGGTCAATGCATGACATCTGCTATACAGGAAGCATTGGAGGACGAGATCGCATCCATTTATGCCACAGACGGATTGATTTTTACTCGAAACGTTCCTATTGTTGGACCTTTTAAAACCAGTCTCGTAAAGCAAACTGGCTTATTTTATCACACGGGGAAGATTTGGACGTCGGTTGTCAAATGGAAACCACCCCATTTATTGACAGTGGATTTCAAAATTGCATGGTCATGTGAAGACAAAGAGATTGAGTTGCATACGCTCAATTCTTCCTTTGATATGTTCGATTTTTGGAATATTAGTACAGAAGAGAAATCGATTCTCGGCATTCATAAAAAGTCCAATATTTCTCAGAAATTTAGGTTGACGACGCAACAATGCTTGCATTCGGAAAATGACACGATTCAATCCAAGAAATCCGACGGTATGATCTACGAATTCGCCTATTCTCATTCTGAAGAAGATACGACGACCTTTTGGACTCCTCTTCGTCCACGACAAGACAAACGCACGGCCAATCGTGAAGTTGTCGCTGTTGAGAATTTCGTGTTGTGCAAATATCCAATCCTGGAATCTGATTTACTTGAAGCCAAAAAATACGAGGTTTTTGAGAACAATGATCCAAGGATATACAACGCAACGGTTCTTTACAAATCTGAGGATCATAGTAAAAGCGTCGTAAAGCCATTAACAACCATGCATCAAAGTATCAAACGGCGGTTTCTTCATTCTGTTCTGCAAAAGATAACGAAGCCACATTTGAAGATCCTTGATTTGGCATGTGGTCGTTTTGGTGATATCAAAAGCTGGACGGACTTTTCAGTCATTGATCGCATTTCACTATTTGTTGGATTTGATTACGTCGAAAACGAGATTTCAGACATTTATGGCGGTGCTGTTTGTCGTCTTCATGAATTCAGGAAACGTGCTCAAAGAAAAATGGACCATTTTGTGTTTCTGCAAGGCGATTGTGGAAAAGTGCTAGGCGAGAGTTCCCATGAAAAGTACAAGACTCTGTTAGAACACATGTCTGGCACTTCTTCCAATGACAAAATGTATCCAAAAGAGCTCAACGCATGTTTGACATCTCCATTTGATATTTGCTCTATCCAATTTGCATTGCATTACTTTTGTTCAAAAGAGAAGAACTATGCCACTTTGCGTCAATTGGCTGCCAATGTGTCCACTCATTTGGAAGAAGGAGGACTTTTACTTGGGAGCTGTTTCCACGGGGATCTTTTACGAACAAGCATGGAAACACAAGGTCCTATTCTTGTTACTTGTCCAGAAAGCGGGGATATTATCTTGAGTGTGCGTTCGGCAGAAGGGGATGAAGATGGACCTAAAGGCGTCTTCGTATTCATTGAAAGTATCGGACAAGAAATTTACGAACCTTATGTCGACTTCAAAATAGTAGATTCCATCTTTGCTGAATATTCACTTTTTCCTGAAAGTATCGATGAAAATGGCGTCCACTCTGTAGAAGTAGCTCCACGTGTATCTTTCCTTGATTTGACAAATACAAGCGTTCAAGAAGAGTCGTACGCAAACTTCTTGAGATTTACAGCGGCAAATTGTTTGTTCAGTTATCGTAAAGTTACTAAAGTATAAGCAAAGGTTGTATAATCTATCATTCGATCACATTAAAGTAGTACTGATATTTGTCTATATATAAGAAACAATTTTATAAATGCTTCATAGTCTGTACTAGGTCAAAGTATTCGAATTCCAAATCCAAATACTTTCTTAAAGATTCAAACATCAATAAATCAGCTAGACTTTTCAATTCTTCAAAAATTGGTTTGGTATCGTGCTCAATATTGCACAAGACACCTCCAAACAAGAACTGGACAAACAGTTTACCCACCATCGAATGTCCAACATACAAGGTAGAAATCTTGGTTTGAGATTCTTGGAAGGAGGAATCCATCAATGTCTTGAAATATGGAATGGTTGAAAGTAGCAATGGAGGTAGATAATATTTCGTTTTTTCCTTCTCCGTCTCACAAACAAGTTGAAGTGTAAATTTGGATTCTTGATGAGAAAGGAATGATTCTGCCAACCAATCTTGTGCATCTTTTTGAATTGCGAGAAGTAGATGCTGAATTTCTTCAAGTCGTTGTTGTTGCAGAATACTCTCTGATTTTCTCATTATCCCAAGTTCAAATTTCGCGTACTGAGAATGAATGAAGTCTCTGTTTTTCACAATAACCTCACGAATGACATCGTCTTTGAATTTCAGAAGCGAAATAACATCCTCTCTCGTCATGGATTCAAACCTTTTCTGAAATTTGAAATTATGTGTCAATGAAAACATTTTGTCATGAAAAATGTCAACGAAATTCT